CTCACTTATGCGTCAGAGTTCGCTGGCTCTATCAAGGATAAATGCACCTGTCGAGTGCATAGTCTGGACTTCGACTTTCTGTCTCAGGTCTCCGCATGGATCAAAGACACTTATCCAGACAGAGAGATTTTCGGCTCATTTTCCAAAGATATTCGTGCATCGGACTATGGATCTGACGGGCGCTATTGCCTGACAATCACATGCACTCAGAATCTGAAAGGTGTTGCCGCAAAAAGAGAGCTGTTTGGTCAGTTTTTCAATCCGGATGGCAACCGCAAGGGCATGACCCCACAGCAGGAGATGGAAAAGATTCTTGCTGACATCAAAAAAGCAAAGGAGATTTTTTCATGTGCATCTGCCCAGAATGCGGATGCTGCTGTGACTACGGCAGAGGATGCTGTCCCGACTGCCACAGCGGCAACGCCGACCACCTCGGAGAGCGGGGCGGATGCAAGCGCATCACCCCCCGCGACATCCCTGCAGAACTGCGAATCGGCCCCTGCCGCATCGGCGGACGGTTCTTCTGTGTCGATGCCTTCAGCCCCCGGCTTTGACTTCTCCCCTCTGGGGGACCTGGCAGGAGCTGCCGCCGATGCAGACCAGCAGTTTGATCTGCACTACGGCACCGCTCAGGACGAGTATCTGGTGTCCTGCATCTACCTGGCCCGGATCCACGCCCTGACGGCCAAAGCAGGCCGCTATGGCGGCGGCACCTGGACCAAGTGGTACGAGAGCAAGGGGCTGAGCCATGGCAGCGTGACCAAGATGGTCCAGAACGGAGAGGCTTTTAATTCGTCAACTGTTGACGAATTAAAACAGCTGCCCAACCTGACCCGGAAGGACCTGAACCTCATTGCCCGGTCCGGCTGTGCGGACCAGGTGGTGGCCGCCGCCGGAGACAGCCAGCGTGTCCAGGACCTTCTGGCCCAGATCAAGAGCAAAGACGCCCAACTGGAAGCCGCTCACGCCGACATCTCCGGCCTGAAGGACCGTGCTACCGCCGCCGAAGCCCGGGAGGAAGAAGCATGGAGCATGGTGAGCAAGGCACAGGACGAAGCAAAGGCGGCACAAGAAAATCTTGACTACGAGGTCAGCCAGAACGACGCCCTGCACGAAGAAAAGGGGCAGCTGCTGCGGGAGTGTGAGGCGGCAAAGCAGGCTCGTGCAGAGGCCGAGGCCCGGGCCCAGGAGGCCGAAAAGCAGCTGGAGGGCTCCCGGCAGGTGGCCGAAGCGGCAAAGCTGCGGGGCGACAAACTCAAGGCCGAGAACGACGCGCTGAAAAGTCAGCCCATCACCGCGGTGGTGGACGAAGAAGAGGTGGACAGGCGTGCCGGAGAAAAGGCGTACCAGATGGCCGCCGAGATGACCGCCGAGCTGCAGGCAAAGCTGAACGCCGTCACCGGAGACGCAGAGCAGGACGTCCGGAACGCTTACGACAGCGTCCTGCTAGCCAGCCGCTCCATGCTGAACACCTGGCAGATGGTAAAGCCGCAGTTCTGCAAGCTGCCGCAGGAGCAGCGGGAAGCCGTCGCCAATCAGCTCATCCGTACACTGGGACAAATTCAAGGGGAGGTATCACAATGTCTGTAAAAATCACGGCACTGGAAGCCGAGAACGTCAAGCGCATCAAGGCCGTTGCGCTCACCCCGTCGCCCACCGGGCTCACCCTCGTGGGCGGCAACAACAATCAGGGCAAGACCAGCGTGCTGGACGCCCTGGCGTGGGCCCTGGGCGGGGACCGTTTCCGTCCGGACGCCGCACAGCGGGACGGTGCTATCGCTCCTGCTCACCTCAAGGTCACACTGTCCAACGGCGTGGTGGTGGAGCGCAAGGGCAAAAATGCCAGCCTGACCGTCACCGACCCCACGGGCCGCCGCAGCGGCCAGCAGCTGCTCAACGCCTTTGTGGAGCCGCTGGCCCTCGACCTGCCCCGCTTCATGGACGCCAGCGACAAGGAAAAGGCTGACATCCTGCTGCGCATCATCGGCATTGGGGCCGAGCTGCACACCCGGGATCTGGAGATCAAAGGCCTGTACGACAAGCGCACCTTCACCGGTCAGCTGGCCGCCCAGAAAAAGCACTTTGCCGAGGAAATGATCTCCTACCCGGAAGCCCCGGACGAGCCGGTCAGCGCTTCCGACCTCATCCGCCAGCAACAGGAAATTCTGGCCCGCAACGGCGAGAATCAGCGCAAGCGGACGCAGCTGGCCCAGCTCTCGGATTTGCTTGAACGGCAGAAAAAGGTCGTTGCAGACCTTGAGTTTCAGCTGACTGGCGAAAAGCAGCGGCTGGTGACCATGCAGGCCGATGTAAAAATCGCCCAGACTGCTGCTGAAGATCTTCAGGACGAATCCACCGCCGAACTGGAAGCCTCCATCCGAGATGTGGAAGAGACCAACCGCAAGGTGCGGGCCAACCTGGAAAAATCCCGGGCTGAGGACGAAGCCGCCCAGTACGCCAGCGAGTACGACCGCCTGACCGAATCCATCCAGCAGAAGCGTGCCGACCGCATGGCCCTGCTGAACGGCGCAGACCTGCCGCTGCCGGGGCTGAGCGTGGAGGACGGCGTCCTTACTTACAAAGGCAAGCACTGGCGGGATATGTCCGGCAGTGACCAGCTGCGGGTGGCCGCCGCCATCGTGCGCCGGCTGAACCCGGACTGCGGCTTTGTTCTGCTGGACAAGCTGGAGCAGATGGACATGACCACCCTGCAGGAGTTTTCCGCCTGGCTGGAAGCCGAGGGCCTGCAGGCCATTGCTACCCGCGTTTCCACCGGCAGTGAGTGCCAGATCATCATTGAGGACGGCATGGTCAAGGACGCCGTGCCGCCCGAAGAGAAGCCCCAGCCCCGGAGCTGGACGAAAGGAGCGTTTTAAATGAGCAAGTATGCAGTCACCAGCGGCATCCAGACCGCCCCCGTCAAAACCGTGCTGTACGGCCCGGAGGGCATCGGCAAAAGCACCTTTGCCTCCCACTTCCCGAGCCCTGTGTTCATCGACACCGAGGGCGGCACCAAGCGCCTGAACGTGGCCCGCCTGCCCCAGCCCACCAGCTGGGCCATGCTGCTGGACGAGGTGGCCGAGGTGCGCAAAGGCAACGTGCCCTGCAGCACGCTGGTCATCGACACAGCCGACTGGGCCGAGCGCCTGTGCATCCAGGCGGTGTGCGCCCGTGCCAAGGTCAACGGCATCGAGGATTTTGGCTACGGCAAGGGCTACACCTACGTCAAGGAGGAGTTTGCCAAGCTGCTGGACGCGCTGGAAGAGGTGCTGAACGCCGGCCACAATGTGGTGGTGCTGGCCCATGCCGCCATCACCAAGTTTGAGCAGCCGGACGCCGTGGGCAACTACGACCGCTGGGGCATGAAAACCAGCAAGCAGGTGGCCCCGCTGCTGCAGGAGTGGTGCGATATGCTGCTGTTCGCCAACTACAAGACCGTGGTGGAAAAGGCGGGCAGCAGTCCATCCGCCAAAAACAAGGCCAGCGGCGGCCGCCGGGTCATGTACACCACCCATCACCCCTGCTGGGACGCCAAGAACCGCTTTGGCCTGCCGGAAGAAGTGCCCTTTGAGTACACCAGCATTGCCCACTGCCTGCCCGGCGGCAGCGCACCGGCAGCTACCCAGACGCCGGTGCAGCACGCCCCGGCTCCTGCCCCGCAGCCCAAACATCAGCCGGATGCCGACATCCTGCCCACCCCGCAGGCACAGCCGGAACCGCCCCGTGAAGAGGTTCCTAAGGCTCTGCTCACACCGGATCTGATCGCGTTGGGTGTGCCGGAAAAGCTGGCCCCGCTCATGAGCGCCAACAACGTGACTCCGGAAGAGCTGCAGCATGTAGTGGGCGAGCGGGGCTACTTCCCGGAGGATATGCCCATCAAGGACTACCCCATGGATTTTGTGGAGGGCTGCCTGATCGCCGCATGGCCGCAGGTGCTGCAGATGGTTCTGGACAGCCGTGACCTGCCGTTTTAACGTACATTAAATAAAGGAGAAGCATTATGAACGAGATGAACAACGAAGGTTTCGCTTTGGGTTGGGATGACGAGTTTACCAACGAGCAGCAGGAATTCGTGCTGCTGCCGGAGGGCGAGTACCCCTTTGAAGTGACCCAGATGGAGCGTGCCCGCTATGAGGGCGGGGCCAAGCTGCCGCCCTGCTCCATGGCAAAACTGACCCTGCGCATTTATGGCGGGGCCAAGGGCGACACCACCGTGACCCACCGCCTGTACCTGCATACCAAGACCCAGGGTCTGCTGGGCGCGTTCTTTGAGAGCATCGGCCAGTGCAAGCGGGGCGAAACCTTCCGCCCCCGCTGGAACGAGGTGGTAGGTGCCAAGGGCATCTGCAAGCTGGGCGTCCGGGAGTACACCAAACAGAGCGGCCCTCACGCCGGTGAGACCGGCCAGAGCAACGAGGTGCAGCGCTTCCTGCCGCCCCCGGCACCCAAGGCGGCACCCTCGCAGGGCTGGACGCAGGGGGCATTCTGATGGGGCAGGAACTGAGACCCTACCAGCAGCAGGCCCGTGACCGCATCCACGCCGAGTGGGACGCCGGCCACACCCGCACCCTGCTGGTGCTGCCCACCGGCACCGGCAAAACCATTGTGTTTGCGTCGGTGGCTGCCGATCAGGTGCGTGCCGGCGACCGGGTGCTCATTCTGGCCCACCGGGGCGAGCTGCTGGAACAGGCTGCCGACAAGCTGCAGCGTTCCACCGGCCTTGTCAGCGCCGTGGAAAAGGCCGAATCCACCTGCCTGGACAGCTGGTTCCGGGTGGTGGTGGGCAGCGTGCAGACCCTGCAGCGCACCGCCCGGCTGGAACGCTTCCCGCAGGATTATTTCGGCACCATCATCATCGACGAGGCCCACCACGCCATCACCGACGGTTACCGCCGCATCCTGGACTACTTCAGCGGGGCCAAGGTGCTTGGCGTCACCGCCACGCCGGACCGCGGCGACATGCGCAATCTGGGCGAGGTGTTCGACAGCCTGGCCTTTGAGTACAAGCTGACCGACGCCATCAAGGAGGGCTATCTGTGCAAGATCATGGCCCAGACCATCCCGCTGCAGCTGGATATTACATCCGTGACCATGAGCGGCGGCGACTACGCCGTGGGCGACCTGGGCACAGCCCTTGATCCGTATTTGGAGCAGATCGCCGCCGAAATGGCTCGGCGCTGCAGGAGCCGCAAAACGGTGGTGTTCCTGCCGCTGATCAAGACCAGCCAGAAGTTCCGGGACCTGCTGAACACCTACGGCTTCCGGGCTGCCGAGGTCAACGGCCAGAGCGACGACCGCAGGCAGGTGCTGGCCGACTTCGACGCCGGCAAATACAATGTGCTGTGCAACTCCATGCTGCTCACCGAGGGCTGGGACTGCCCCTCCGTGGACTGCGTGGTGGTGCTGCGGCCCACCAAGGTGCGCAGCCTGTACAGCCAGATGGTGGGGCGCGGCACCCGCCTTTCCCCGGGCAAGACCGACCTGCTGTTGCTGGATTTCCTGTGGATGACCGACAAGCACGAGCTGTGCCGCCCGGCAGACCTGGTCTGTGAGGACCGCACTGTGGCCCGCCAGATGACCGAGCATCTGGCCGAGACCGGCTGCCCGGAGGACATCGAGGAGGCCGCCGCCCAGGCCAGCGAGGACGTGGTGGCCCAGCGGGAAGAAGCCCTTGCCAAGCAGCTGGAAGAGCAGCGCCGTAAAAAGGCAAAACTGGTGGACCCGCTGCAGTACGAAATGAGCATTCAGGCCGAAGATCTGGCCGGGTATGTGCCCGCCTTTGGCTGGGAGGCCGGTCCGCCCAGCGAGCAACAGACCGCCGCGCTGGAAAAGCTGGGCATCCTGCCGGACGCAGTGGAATCCGCCGGCAAGGCCGCCCTGCTGCTGGACCGCCTGAACAAGCGCCGGGACGAGGGCCTGACCACGCCCAAACAGATCCGCTGTCTGGAAAAGTACGGGTTCCAGCATGTGGGCACCTGGAGCTTTGAGGCCGCCCGCCACATGATCGATCGCATAGCGGCTCAGGGCTGGCGCGGCGTGCCCAAGGGCGTGAACCCCCGCACCTATACCCCCGCTGCGGAGCCGCCTGCTGCAGACAGTCCTTTTGATTTTGGATGGTAACGTGAATGGACAATGCGAATGAACTCAAAGAAGCGCTGGATTTTCTCAGCCCGTCCGCCCTGACCTACGACGAATGGATCCTGGTGGGCATGGGCCTGAAGGAAGCCGGCCTGCCCGTGGAAGCATGGGAACAGTGGAGCGCCCGGGACGGGGGCCGCTACCACAAAGGCGAGTGCGCCAAGAAGTGGGCCAGTTTCCACGGCGGCGGGGGCAGCCCCGTCACGGCCAGCAGTATCTTTCAGCTGGCCTATTCCAGCGGATGGAGAGGCCCTGCCGGCCATGCACTGGACTGGAACGACGACATCTCCGCCGGGACGAACCACACAGACGGCCAGCTGGTAGACCCCCGTTGGGTGGAAGCCCACGATCTCGCCCTGCCGGAACAGTGGGACCCTGTGGACCAGCTCAGGCGCTACCTGCAGGCCCTGTTTGAAGAGGACGAGTATGTGGCCTATGTCACCGAGAGTTTCATGGCCGACGACAAACGCCGCCCGGCCAAGGGCAGCTGGACCCGCACCGCCGGGCAGCTCCTTGCCGAACTGGGCACCTGCGGCGGGGATCTCGGCAAGGTGCTGGGCGACTGGGACCCGGAGGTGGGTGCCTGGATCTGCTTCAACCCCGTGGACGGCACAGGCCGCAAGGACGCCAACGTCACCGCCTACCGCTACGCCCTTGTGGAGTGCGATAACATGGAGCTGGGCAAGCAGCAGGCCATCATCAAGCAGCTGGAGCTGCCCTGCGCCGCGCTGGTGTACTCCGGCGGCAAGAGCGTCCACGCCATCGTTAAGGTGGACGCCCCGGACTATGCCGAGTACCGCAAGCGGGTGGATTACCTCTACGCTGCCTGCCAGAAAAACGGCCTGACCCTCGACCAGCAGAACCGCAACCCCAGCCGCCTGAGCCGGATGCCCGGCATCCTGCGCGGCGACAAGCGGCAGGTGCTTCTGGAGACCAATTTCGGCAAGAGCTGCTGGGACGAGTGGGTGGACTGGCTGGAAGCCGAGACCGATGAACTGCCGGAGGATGAGGATCTGGGTGACGAATGCCTGTCTCCTCCCCCGTTAGCCGATGCCCTCATCACCGAGGTGCTGCGCAAGGGTCACAAAATGCTGCTGGCAGGCCCCAGCAAAGCTGGCAAGAGCTTTGCTCTAATTGAACTCTGTATTGCCATCGCATCCGGGCAGACATGGCTGGGACGGTTTGCTTGCACACAGGGCAAGGTCTACTATGTCAATTTGGAACTGGACCGAGCATCCTGCATCAATCGGTTCATCGAGGTCTACAAAGCTCTCGGCTATCCCGAAAAACAGATGCAGACTGTTATGCACAATATCCGCATCTGGGATCTGCGCGGCGCGTCCGTGCCCATGGACAAACTGGCCCCCAAGCTCATCCGCAGAGCCAGCAAAAAGGGGTATCTTGCTGTTATCATCGACCCCATTTATAAAGTTCTGACCGGCGACGAGAACTCAGCCGACCAGATGGCAAAGTTCTGCAACCAGTTCGATCTGGTCTGCCGGGAGCTGGACTGCGCCGTCATCTACTGCCACCACCACAGCAAGGGTGCCCAGGGCGGCAAACGCAGCATGGACCGTGCCTCCGGCTCCGGCGTGTTTGCCCGTGACCCGGACGCCATGCTGGACATGACCGAGCTGACGCCCACCGACGCCATCCGGGAGCAGCTGCGCAACAAGGCAGCTTGTCGGGTCATCAAGGCCATGCTGGACAAGCGCGGCCATGCGGACGCCTACGGCCCGGACGATACCCTCAGCAAGAGCCGGATGCTGGCCGTGGCCAAGGAGTGCCTGGGCCTGGCCGACCTGCGGGCCATCGACGCCGAGGTGGCTGCCGCCGAGAAAAAAGCCGACGGCATGACTGCCTGGCGCATCGAGGGCACGCTCCGCGAGTTCGCCCGCTTTGACCCGGTCAACCTCTGGTTTGATTACCCGGTGCACAAGCCGGACAGCGGCCTGCTGGAAGATCTCCAGCCGGACGGAGACGTCAAGGGCTTTGCCGCACGCGGCGCGGAAAAGCGCTGGGGCAGCCGGGAGAAGCTGGCCAAGAACAAGTCCGTGGAGCTGTCCACCGCCTACGAATCCTGCACGATGGACGGCAAGGTCACTGTCTACGCCATGGCCGAGTATATGGGCCTGAAGCCGGACACCGTGCGCCGCCGCCTGAAAGCGGACGGCGGTTACTGGGTAGATGGCGCGGACGTGGGACGCAAAGAACCCGGTTCCAACGGATGATTACAAATTGCAATATTTTGTTTTACGCAACGTACAAAAACGGTAAAATGCCCGCATAATCCGTCCGCGTCCGGCTTCCGGATTTCGGAAAATGCCGCATTTTCCTACGGATCCGGGACGGAAAATGCCTATATATAATAGCATGATCCGTCCGTGTGTGATGGGGATCCCGGAGGATGGGGCGTGCACAGCCCCCATCCATCCGGGGAACCCTCCCCATCACGTTGGCCTGCATCAAAAAAAAGAAAAACGAGGTGAACCCCATGTACACGCAATTCTTTATCCCCATGCAGCCGCCCACCACCACCCACAACGCAAAGCAGCTGCACGCTTACATGAAGGGCGGCCAGCCCCACGCAGTGCTCCACGACAGCCCGGAGCTGAAAGCCGCCCGCGCCAAGCTTCATGCGTATCTCGCGCCCCATGCGCCCAAAGCGCCCATCCCGGCAGGCCAGCCGGTGCGGCTGCTGGTCAAGTGGTGCTTCCCTACCGAGGGCAAGCGCCGCAGCGGCGAGTGGCGCACCAGCAAACCCGACACCGACAACCTGGAAAAGGCCCTCAAGGACGAGATGACCCGCCTGCACTTCTGGGCGGACGACGCGCAGGTGTGCAGCGAGATCGTGGAGAAGTTCTGGTCGGACCCCTGCGGGGTGTTCGTCCGGGTGGAGGAAGTTTGATGACCTACGAAGAGAAAAGACGCTGGCTCAGTCGGTACGGGGACGCTATGGTAAAGGCCAAGCACCTGCGAGATGATTTAGATGAAGCAGAACGTGACACCGGTTGTACCACGCAGCAACTGACCGGAATGCCGGGCGGCAGCGGTGATGGGCAGAGTCTGGCACGAACAGTAGAACGTATTGAACGAGCCGAGAAAGCCTTGAATGCACAGATCATGCTGTGTGATGATCTCCACGCCGAACTTATGGCCCGACTGGAGGATGTGGACGACCCGAAGGACTACGAGGTCCTGCGGCTGAAGTATCTCCGCTTTCAGGACTGGGAGCAGATTGCACAGAAGATGAGCATCTGTGTACGGCAGGTTTACCGTCATCACCGTAAAGGTGTGGATGCTTTGGAACTGTGACAGATGTCAGTAAAACGTCAGTACGACGTCAGTGACATGTCTTTGATTTCATGATAAAATAGTATCATCGCAAGAGCCCGCAGGAAAGGTTTACTCCCTTCAATCCTGCGGGCTTTGTGCTGCCCGGCTGCGACAGGGGAACACACATTTACTCACCCAACAGCCTGAATGTACCAGCCGGGCCTTTTTTGATATTTTCCGCCGTCCGCAGGGGCGGCTTTTTTCATACCCCCGGGGCCTGCAAAGACCCCCGGGGTCATTTTGTACCCCGGCCTTTCAAAACACCCCCTGCCTGCAAAAGGCCTCCTCCCCCTTGAGGAGACCGGCAGGCAGCACACCCCAAGGAGCTGCCCATGGCAAAGACTGTTGCACGCCCGGATCGGGACGGCACCCACCGGCTGGCGTTTGAACGCAACAAGAAAAAGATCTACGCCACCCAGACCGTGTGCGGCATCTGCGGCAAGCCTGTGGATTTCAGCTACAAGTTTCCGCATCCGCTTTCGCCGTGCATCGACCACATCATTCCGGTGGCCAAGGGCGGCCACCCCAGCGACCTCGCCAACCTGCAGCTGGCGCATTTCTGGTGCAACCGGCAGAAGAGCGACAAGCTGTTTACGCCTGTGGAGCAGCAGACGGAGCCGGATGCAGATGCCTCCATGGCCCTGCCGCTGAGCACCGACTGGACGGCGTACCGCAGCCGCTGAGACGGCCCGCAGCGCCGCCGGGACACGCACGCAGGGACGGGGGGCATCCCCCTCCCAGGGGGCCCTCTGACCTTCCCAGACCGTACTGTGAATATTTTCTCGTGAAAGGAGAATCCACCGCCCATGACCGACCTGAAAGGCATGGCCTATCTGCGCCGCCGCCTGAACCAGAAGCGCAGCCGAGTGCTGACCCGCTACAAGTATTACGAGATGAAGAACGCCGTAAAGGACTTTGGCAAGGTCACCCCGGATGAGTTCCGCTTTTTCAGCGAGACGCTGGGCTGGTGCGGGAAAGCTGTGGACGCTCTGGCCGACCGGCTGGTCTGGCGGGAGTTCCGGGATGATAACTTTGACCTGAACTCCATCTACCAGATGAACAACGCAGACACCCTGTTTGACAGTGCCGTGCTGTCGGCCCTCATTTCCAGCTGCTGCTTTCTGTACATCAGCCCGGACGGCAGCGGCTACCCCCGGCTGCAGGTCATCGACGGCGGCAACGCCACCGGCATCCTGGACGAGGTGACCGGCCTGCTCACGGAAGGATATGCCGTGCTGTCCCGTGATCCGGAGACGGACAAGCCCCTGCTGGAGGCCTACTTCACGGCGGACAGCACCTGGTATTACCCCGACGGCCAAAAGCCGTATCAGGTGCCAAACCTCGCACCGGCCCCGCTGCTGGTGCCCGTCGTATACCGCCCGGATGCCAAGCGGCCCTTTGGCCACAGCCGCATCTCCCGTGCCTGCATGGGCCTGCAGCAGGGTGCCCTGCGCACCCTCAAGCGCAGCGAGATCAGCGCCGAGTTCTATTCCTTCCCGCAGAAATATGTGCTGGGCACCTCCAACGACGCCGAGCAGATGGACAAGTGGAAGGCCACCATCTCCAGTTTTCTGGAATTCACCAAGGACGAGGACGGCGACAAGCCGGTGGTGGGCCAGTTCACCCAGCAGAGCATGAGCCCCTACACCGAGCAGCTGCGCACATTTGCCGCCCTGTTTGCAGGCGAGACCGGCCTGACGCTGGATGATCTGGGCTTCGTCACCGACAACCCCTCCAGCGCCGAGGCCATCAAGTCCAGCCACGAGAGCCTGCGCCTGGCGGCCCGCAAGGCACAGCGCACCTTTGGCAGCGGCTTCCTGAACGCCGGGTATCTGGCCGCCTGCATGCGGGACGGCATCGCCTACCAGCGTCAGCAGCTCTACCTCACCCGCCCGGTGTGGGAGCCGGTGTTCGAGCCGGACGCCGCCACCCTGTCCGGCATCGGGGACGCCGTGGGCAAGATCAACACGGCCATCCCCGGTTATTTCGGTGCGGAGAACCTGCGGGACCTGACCGGCATCCGCTCCGAGAGCTGAGGAGGCACCCATGGCCGACAAGGACATTGCCCCGGAGCTGCTGGAGCGCATCCGGGCCGACTTCCGGGCGCTGCTGGGCGACGCAAAGCCCGCCGCCGACACCTACGCTGCCGCTGCGGATTACGCCGAGCTTGTGGGCAGTGCCCTGGCCGAGGCCTTCCGCCGCAACCTGACCGCCGACGCCCTGCCGGACGGCAGGCTGTACTGGAACATTGCCGACCGGGTGGTGCGCCCCCTGCTGGAAGAGGAGCACCTGCTGGTGGCGGACGCTTCCGCTGCCGTGCAGCAGGCACTGAACCAGCAGGCAAATCTCGGCATTGCCCCGCAGCGGGCCGTGCTGCCCACCGACGCTGTGGACGACCTGCTGAACAAGGTGTCCACGGCGGAGCAGTTTGCGGATGTGGCGTGGGCACTGGACGAGCCGGTGCGTACCTTCTCCCGCATGGTGGTGGACGACACCCTGAAACGCAACGTGGATTTTCAGGGCAAGGCCGGGCTGCGGCCCCGTGTCATCCGCACCGCCGAGAGCCACTGCTGCAAATGGTGCAGTGCGCTGGCCGGCACTTACGATTACCCCCGTGTGCCCAAAGACGTTTACCGCCGCCACGAGCGCTGCCGCTGCCGGGTGGAATATGACCCCGGCGAGGGCAGGCGGCAGAACGTGTGGAACAAGACGTGGACGGAGGATGAGGACGCCCGGCAGGCACGCATTCAAAAGATTCAAAACCCATCGACAAACCGAGACGATTCTGCTAAGATAGAAGCACGAAAACAGATTGGGCTGCCGCCGGTCGATTCACCTGAGATCAAGGCCATCAAGGCCGCAATGTCCGAGCAGGTGCTTAGTCTGCCGGAAACCGCACAGGAGGCTCTCCGGCAGTATACCGGCTTTACGGCGACCCGTGTGAACTTTGCCATCCGGAACGGAAAAATCACACCGCAGATCCAGGAGACCATTTCCGCATTGGATAACGCGCTGGCTTCCGGCGTGATGCCGCAGAGCGTCACCCTGTACCGGAACACAGCGCTTTCTTTTCTAGGGTTCGGGCTTCCCAAAAATCCGACCCTGCAGGATCTGCAAGACCTTGTGGATCTCACACCGGAATTTCCGATATTTATATCAACCAGTTTTCAGGATCTGCATCTTCCGGGCCGTGACACGCTGATTCAGCTGCATGTTCCGGCAGGATATAAGGGCTGCCAGTTCCTTCAGCCTGTAGCGCTTCCCAAATTCAAAAGTCAGGACGAAGTCCTGTTTGCCCGTGGGATGCAGTATCGTGTGCTGGATGTTGGTAGAAAAGACGACCGATATTTTTTAGAGATCGAGGTGCTCCAAAATGTCTAAATTTTTGCGTGAAGAGGATATCAGCATGGGGTTCCGTGCTCCACTTTACAGCGTGCCGGTCTGTATCCCGGAATGCAATGTCTGTATTCACCGGGATGGACCGGGCAAATGCAAAAAGTTAGGAACTCCCTCCGATGATCTTCGTTTCGGAAAGCGCCACGATTGCCCGGACGCCGTCCTGAATACCAGCCATTTTTTATATCCCGAATACCAAAAATTGTACCCGGAAGAGTGCAAGGTCTCTGCCAAAAAGTAAACTTTCATCCACGGAATATCCTAGTTTAACCACTGTATGCCCTCAAAAAGGCACAACATGGTTTTTTCATGCCGTTTTAGCTCATGTTGGCAGGGCCGTGGTCTCCAAAACCACAGGTCACTGGTTCGATTCCAGTAAACGGTGCCATCATTTTCATGCAAAGGAGGAACCCAGCCCACCATGCCGCGGACGCGAAAACAGACAGCCCCGGCAAGGCTGGGGCGTCAGACGCCCACCGCTGCCGTGGTGCTGCCCTACACCAAAACCTTCGGCCAGGACGCCATCGACCTGTACAACTCCACCGGGCGCATCGCCCAGCAGTGGCAGGAGCTGCTGCTGTATGACATCCTTGCCCGCAACGAGGAGGATCTGTGGGTGCATACCAAGTTCGGCTATGCCGTGCCCCGCCGCAACGGCAAGAACGAGATCGCCGCCATCCGGGAGCTGTACGGCCTGCAGCAGGGCGAGAGCATCCTGCACACCGCCCACCGCACCACCACCTCCCGGGCCGCCTGGGAGCGGTTGTGCCACCTGCTGGACAAGGCCAAGATCCCCTATAAATCCATTCAGGCCGTGGGCCGGGAGCACATCCAGCTGGAAGAGGGCGAGGGCCGCATCGAGTTCCGCACCCGCTCCTCCAAGGGCGGCCTGGGCGAGGGCTTTGACCTGCTGGTCATCGACGAGGCCCAGGAGTACACCGACGATCAGGCCAGTGCCCTGAAGTATGTGGTCACTGACAGCGAGAACCCGCAGACCCTGTTCTGCGGCACCCCGCCCACGCCGGTGTCCTCCGGCACGGTGTTCCTCAAAATGCGCAACGCCGCCCTGCGGGGCGACACGCAGAACACCGGCTGGGCCGAGTGGAGCGTGGAGCAGCAGACCGACCCCCACGACGTGGAGGCCTGGTATCAGACGAACCCCAGCCTCGGCACCATCTTCACCGAGCGCAGTGTGGCGGATGAGATCGGCGATGACCCCATCGACTTCAACATCCAGCGTCTGGGGCTGTGGCTTCGGTACAACCTCAAATCGGCCATCAGCCGGGCAGAGTGGGACGAACTGAAAACCGACACCCTGCCCAAGCTCACCGGCAAGCTGTATGCCGGCATCAAGTTCAGCACCGACGGCACCAGCTGTGCGCTGGCCGTTGCGTGCCGCACCAAAGACAACGCTATCTTCGTGGAAGCCATCGGCTGCCATCCTACCCGGGACGGCAGCGGGTGGCTTCTTGATTTTCTATCCAAAGCCGACCTAGCCGCCGTGGCGGTGGATGGGGCCAGCGGGCAGCAGCTTCTGGCCGACGCCATGAAGGCCGCCCACCTCAGGTCCCCCGTGCTGCCCACGGTCAAGCAGGTCATCACCGCCAACGCCGCCTTCGAGCAGGCCCTTTTTGCGCAAGCCCTGTGCCATGCCGGCCAGCCCGGCCTTGCGCAGGCTGCTTCCAACTGCGAAAAGCGGGCCATCGGCTCCAACGGCGGCTTCGGTTACCGCTCTCTGACCGAGGGCGGCCACATCGAGCTGCTGGACAGCGTGATTCTGGCCCACTGGCAGTGCGCCGAGGGCAAGGGCAAGCGCCGGCAGCGCATCCGCTATTAACAGGCCACCCGGGCCTGTTTTTTTGTTGCCATAAAGGAGGGTATTCCATGGCAGAAGCATTTGAACCCATTACCACGCAGGAGGCGTTTGAGGCCGCTGTCGCTGACAGGCTGGCCCCTTACGCCGACTACAACGACCTCAAGGCCCAGAACGAGGCCCTCGCCGGGCAGGTGGCGGAGCTGAACACCCGCTGCCAGACCTACGAGACGGACGCGCTCAAGACCCGCGTTGCCCATGAGGTGGGCCTGCCGTTCGACCTGGCGGGCCGCCTGACCGGCTCCAAGGAGGAGGACATCCGCAAGGACGCCCAGAACCTGCTGCAGCTGATCAAGCCCAAGACCCCGCCCGCACCCCTGCGCGGCGACCCCGACCCCAGCGGCAGCGGCAAAAAGGCCGCCTGGCGCAGTTTCGCAAACCAGCTGATGAACAACGAGTAAAGGAGAACACATCATGGCAGATATTCTGAGCAAAGGCTCCCTGTTCCCGGAGGAGCTGATCCCCGGCTTTATCCAGAAAACCACCGGCGCGTCCGCGCTGGCCAAGCTCTGCGGCGCAACGCCCATCGCCTTCAACGGCCAGAAGGAATTCACCTTCACGCTGGACAAGGAAGTGGACATCGTGGCAGAAAACGGTGCCAAGGGCAAGGGCGGCATGACCGTGGAGCCCATCACCATCGTGCCCATCAAGATCGAGTATGGTGCACGCGTGTCCGACGAGTTCCTGTACGCTTCCGAGGACGCCCAGATGGACGTTCTGAGCGCCTTTGCGGACGGCTTTGCCAAGAAGGTGGCCAAGGGTCTGGACCTCATGGCCTTCCACGGCATCAACCCCCGCACCGGCTCTGCGTCCGGCGTCATCGGCACCAACCACTTTGACAGCAAGGTCACCCAGGCCGTGACCATTGCCGCCTCCGACAAGCCCGACACCAACGTGGAGGCCGCCATCGCCCTGGTGCAGGGCGCGGAGCGGGACGTTACCGGCATGGTGCTGGCCCCCAGCTTCAAGAGCGCTCTGGCGGCCCAGACCACTACCGACGGTGCCAAGCTGTACCCGCAGCTGGCCTGGGGCGCAAACCCCGGCGAGGTGAACGGCCTGCGGGTGGAATCTACCTCCAACCTGTCCGCCGGTTCCAGCCTGGACCGTGCGCTGGTGGGCGACTTCACCAACTGCTTCAAGTGGGGCTACGCCAAGGAGATGCCCATTGAGGTGATCCAGTACGGCAATCCCGACAACGATGCGGATCTGGGTGACCTGAAGGGCCACAACCAGGTATACCTGCGCGGCGAGGCCTACATCGGCTGGGGCATCCTGGATCCGTCCGCATTCGCCCACATCAAGGCCAACGCCTAAGGAGGACACGCCATGCTGTACCGCAACAAGCGCACCGGCGCTGTGATCGAGACGCCCTGCCGCGTTTCCGGCGGGGACTGGGAGCCCGTCAAGGCAGAAAAGGCGGCCAAACCCAAGGCTGCCGCCAAGGAGAAACCGGAGGCTGCTGAATGAGATACGCCACCGTGGAGGACATGACCGCTCTGTGGCGTCCCATGACCGCTGCCGAGCAGGCAAGGGCGTCCTCCTTGCTGGATGTCATTTCGGCCAGCCTGGACGTGGAGGCCCGCAAGGCAGGCAAAGACCTGCCCGCACTGGTGGCCGCTGACCCGGTGCTGGCCATGGTGGCCAAGAGCGTGGCCGTGGATGTGGCCGCCCGCACCCTGATGACCAGCACGAACCAGGAGCCTATGACCCAGATCACCCAGGCAGCCGGCGGCTACTCGGCGTCCGGGTCCTTTCTGGTGCCCGGCGGCGGCCTGTTCATCAAAAAATCGGAGCTGGCCCGGCTGGGCCTGCGCCGTCAGCGGATGGGAGTGATCGAACCCTATGGCTCTGATTAAGGGCATCCCCGTCATCCTCTATGAGCGCACCCAGACCGGCGAGGATGCTTTTCACGCTCCGGTTTACACCGAAACACCGGTCACGGTGGAAAATGTGCTCATCACGCCGGTGGACAATGCCGCCGTGGTCACCGACCTGCAGCTTACGGGCCGCCGGGTGGCCTACGAGCTGTGCATCCCGAAAGGCGACGCTCACCGCTGGGAGGGCTGCACCGTGGAATTTTTTGGCCAGAAATGGCGAGTGTACGGCGGTGCCTCCCAGTACATCGAGGCGCTTGTGCCTCTGGCCTGGAACAAGAAAGTGCAGGTGGAACGGATTGAATAACGTCAAGGTCAGGCTGAACAAGAAAGGCGTCGGCAAGCTGCTGAAAAGCAAGGACCTGGCCGACGGCCTGAACAGCCTTGCTTTTGCGGCCCAGAGCCGCCTGGGCGAAGGATATGAAGCGGTCTACTACACCGCACCCACCCGTGCCGTGGCGGAAGTCCGGGCGGAAAGCTATGCCGCCCGCAAGGAGAACGCCGACACCAATTCCATTTTAAAGGCCCTGAAATGATCGAAGAAATCATCCTGAATTACCTGCGGGAAAACGGTTTCCCCTGCTTTATGTCCGTGCCGGAGAACCCCTCCGACAATTTTTGTGTCCTGGAAAAGACCGGCTCCGGCTGCGACGAGGGCATTTACACCGCCACGCTGGCAGTGCAGTCCTACGGCGGCACAGACTATGAGGCCGCCCGGCTGAACCACCGGGTGGTGCAGGCCATGCAGGCCGCCGACACCCTGCCGGAGGTGATTTCCTGCAGGCCGGTCACCGACTACAATTTCCCGGACACCACCCGCAAACGGCCCCGCTACCAGGCCGTTTTTTCTATCACTCATTACTGACCTGTGAAAGGAGAACTACACATGGCAGACGCAACCAAAGTAACCGCCGCCAAGCCCAAAGTGGGCGGTGCCATCTGGCGTGCCCCGCTGGGCACCCCGCTGCCCACCGACGCCAAGACCGAACTGGACAAGGCTTTTAAGTGCCTGGGCTACGCCTCCGAGGACGGCGTGACCAACAGCAACTCGCCCTCCAGCGAGAACACCAACGCCTGGGGCGGCGACACCGTGCTGACCCAGCAGACCGAGAAGCCGGACACCTTCCAGTACACCCTGCTGGAGGCCCTGAACGTGGAGGTGCTCAAGTCCGTGTACGGCGACGACAACGTCACCGGCACGCTGGACACCGGCATCACGGTCAAGGCAAACTCCTCCGAGCAGAAGGACTGCAGCTGGGTCATTGAGATGGTGATGAAGAACAAGGCGGTCAAGCGCATCGTCATCCCGGATGCCGCCGTCACCGCCGTGGGCGATATCACCTACGCCAAGAGCGCCGTGGGTTACAACACCACCCTGACCGCCGTGCCGGATGCCCAGGGCAACACCCATTACGAGTACATTCTGGGCGGCACTGCTGCCGCCCAGGCCGCTGCCAAGACCAAGGAGGTGCAGGCATGATCACTGCAAAAACGAACGACGGCTTTGAAATCGAGATGGACGAGAATTTCCTGGATGATTCGGAACTGCTGGAAAAGGTGACGACCGACCCGAATGAAGTTGCGTCCACCTTCCTGCTGCGCGACAAAATGTTGACGCCGGAGAACAAAAAACGCCTGTATGATCATTTGCGCAATGAAAAGGGCATCGTTCCCATGAGTGCCTTGAGTGCAGCTCTGATGGAACTGGTCCGTAGCTCTCGGGCCGGAAAAAACTCTGCATCCTCGCCGAACTGATCGCATCGGACGAGGACGCGCTCATCTGCGATTTCGCGCAATATTACCATGTGCTGGACTGGCGCAGCCTGCCGCTGCGTCTGGCGGCTACCCTTGCTGCCGGCCTGCCGGAGGACAGCCGCAGCATGATGAAGGCCAGCGGCAAGACCGTGCCGCTGCACATCGAGCTGCAAGCCTACACCGCCGACCGCCTGACGCAGATCCTGTGGGGCCTGAGCAACGACACCCGGACGGTGCCCTCTGTGCTGGCAGACCTGCACGGCCTGTCCGCGGACAGCGATACCGACGTGCAGAGCTACGACAGCCCGGAAGAGTTTGAGGCCGCCCTTGCGGCCCTGAAAGGAGGTGGATGACCATGCCGGACGGCATTGAGCTGGCAAAAGCGTATGTGCAGATCGTGCCCTCGGCAGAGGGCATCCAGGGCAAGATCACCGAAGCCCTGGGCGGGGAGCCTGCGGCAGCCGGTGACGCCGCCGGACAGTCCCTCGGTGCCCAGCTGGTGGGCACCCTGAAAAAGGTGATCGCGGCTGCCGGCATCGGCAAGATCATCTCGGAATCCATCAACCTGGGCGGCGCGCTGCAGCAAAGCCTGGGCGGTGTGGAAACGCTGTTCAAGGACAGCGCCGACACCGTTAAGGCCTACGCTGCCCAGGCCTACAAGACCGTTGGCCTGTCGGCCAACGACTACATGGAGCAGACCACCAGCTTTGCCGCCAGCCTGCTGTCCAGCGTGAGCCAGGACACCCAGGCGGCTGCCGATCTGGCCAACATGGCTATGGTGGACATGGCCGACAACTCCAACAAGATGGGCACCTCCATGCAGGACATCCAGAACGCCTATCAGGGGTTTGCCAAGCAGAATTACACCATGCTGGACAACCTCAAGCTGGGCTACGGCGGCACGCAGGCCGAGATGCAGCGCCTGCTGAAGGACGCCGAGAAGATCTCTGGCGTGCACTACGACCTGGGCAACCTAGCCGACATGTACAGCGCCATCCACGTCATCCAGAAGGAGATGGACATCACCGGCACCACGGCCAAGGAGGCATCCACCACCCTGACCGGCAGCTTTGCGGCCATGAAAGCTGCCGCCGAGAACGTGCTGGCCGACTGGTCCACCGGTGCCGATCTCACCGCCCCCCTGCAGGGGCTGGTGGAAACGGCCCAGACCTTCCTTGTGGGCAACCTGCTGCCCATGATCGGCAACGTGCTGGCGGGCATCCCGGAGCTGGTGTATACACTGGTGCCCGAGATTTTGCAATCCGGCACCCAGCTGGTCACCTCGCTGGCGGAGGGCTTCACCCAGGGCATCCCGGATTTTCTGTCCAATGCCCTGCCGCAGCTGCTGCAGTTCACCGAGGAATTGCGGGCCAACGCCGGTGTGTTCGTGGACGCCGGCCTGAACCTCATCACCCAGCTGCTGAACGGCCTGATCGCAGGCCTGCCGGACCTGATCGCCTATGTGCCCGACATCATCATCAACATCTGCGGGGTCATCAACGATAACATGCCCAAGATCCTGGCGCAGGGCGTGTCCATCATCGTGCAGCTGATCGCCGGTCTTGTACAGACCGTGCCCAGTCTGCTGGCCAACTGGAAAAAGATCCTGGAGGCGGTGCTGTCGGTCATCTCGGCCATCAACTGGCTGAACATCGGCAAGACCATCCTCACCGGTGTGGCCAATGGCGTGAAGAGCATGGGCTCCAGCCTGCTGAACGCCTTCAAGGGCGGCTTTTCCAGTGCGCTTGCCTGGATCAAGAGCCTGCCCTCGCAGGCGGTGCAGTGGGGCAAGAACCTTATCCAGAGCTTTATCAACGGCCTCACCGGCAAAGGCGGTGCGGTTGGTGCAGGAGCCATCGCAGCCACCGCCGGTGCCACCATTGCTAAAACCGCCAGCGGGAACGACTGGTCCTCCGTCTGGGCGGACGCCAACGCCGACGTGGCCGACAGCGCCCAGTCCATGGCGGAGGTGGTCGTCCCGGCCTATACCAAGTCCGGGGACGCCGCCACCAAGGCGGCCAAAAAGACCAAGGCCGCCGCACAGGCCGCCGAGACCCTGCTGTGGTCCCTGCAGGACGCAGGCCACACCGACACCACCAACGCCCTGGGCAAGGTGACCATCCAGACCACCGAGCTCACCGAGCACCTGCGCAAGGGCAGCGAGGAGTATGACCGGCTGACCCGCACCGTGACCGAATCCGGCAAGGAGATGGTGAACGGCGTGGTGAAAAACTACAAGACTGTCACCAAGTATGTGACCGAAAACGGCAAGACCACCGCCCAGACCCAGAAGGTCTATGAGGAAATTGCCGCCACTGTAGCCAAGACCGTTACGTCTACAACAGATTCCGTGGTCAACGGCATTGCCACCAGCACCAAGACCATCACCGAGACCCTGACCGACAAAACCACGACCCAGAAACAGGTCATCACCGAGACCTACAACGACATCGTGGACGGGGCGCTGGTCACGGTGGAGCGGGTCAAGACCATTGCCGCCGACGGTGTCCCGCAGATCACCGAGGAAATCAAGAAGGCCTCTGCCAATCGCTTTGACGGCCTTGTCAAGGGCTGGCAGGACGAGGCCGACAAGGGCGTGGTGGGCACCTTCAGCACGCTGGTGAACGCAGTGAAAAAACAGGACTGGCAGTCTGTCGGCGAGTGGGTGCTGTCCACCCTGTACAACGGCCTTGCCCCGCAGGCAAAGCAGCTCATTGACGACTTCGGCAAGAACCTGATCCAGCAGGTCAACGGCTTGCTGGGCAAAGGCGTCAGTGCCGTCTCCAACGGCCTGTGGGATATGGGCGGCGACCTCGCCAAGGGCCTGACCAGCGGCTTTGCGGACGTGCTCACGCAGGCGCAGGGCCTTGGCTCCACCCTCACCGGCATCTTTCATGGGCTGAAAGGCCCGCTCACTGCGGCTGCCGCTGCCATCAGCACCGGCCTGAAGGGCGGGCTGATCTCCAGCTTCCCGGAAATTCTGGCCTCCATGGGCACCCTGATCGGCTCCATCGGCAGCGCCTTTGTGGGCATGCTGGAAGCCGTCGCGGCGGCATTGTTCCCCACCGGATTCGGTGCCCCGCAGGCCCTGCTCATGATCGCGGCAGGCGTGGCCCTGACCGCCGCCATTGCGGCCATCGTGGCCAGCGTCGGCGGCGCGTTCAAGCGCAAGACCACCCCCGGCATCTCCGGCGGCACTTTCGGCAGCAGCACGACCTCCACGGCCTCCGGCTCTTTGTGGGACTACGAGAAGCGTGCTCCGCTGCCGCAGCGCACTCAGCGCCCCAACATCGAGGTCAACCAGTACATTTACTCCAAAGCGCAGACCGCCGCCGACCTCATGCGAGAAGCGCAGTACGAACAGGAAAGGGCGGTGCTGCAGGGTGTTTGACGCGATTTTCAAGGCCAGCAACGGCCTGACCTTTTCCTTTGGCTACGCAGCGGGCGTGCTGTGGAGCATCACCCCGCTGGGTGACCTGCCCGTGGATCTGGAGACCAGCCAGGGCTACCAGCAGGTGGGTGCCACCGTGGAGAGCCGGAGCATATCCGGCGTGACCCGAACGGTCACCGGGCGCATCCTGCGCAATCAGGACTACTGCAAGCGACAATTGCGGGATGTGTTTGCCCCCTACGTCACCGGCCGGCTGACCATTGCCGGGGCTTATTGGTGCGACGCTGAGGTGCAGCGCACCCCGGACATCAGCGTGTCCGGCCTGTGGCCCACCTTCTCGTTTCAGCTCTACTGCCCGGACCCTTACTGGCACAGCGTGAAGGAGCTCACCGTCTCGACCTTGAGCGTAACACCCACCTTCCGCCTGCCGGTGTGTTACGATGTGCACAGCTACGGCGTGCGGGAGCAGGCCAACTATCTGCACATCGCCAACACCGGGCTGGCCACGCAGGACTGGGCCCTGACGCTGGAAGCCCGCGGCCCGGTGGTCAACCCCGGCGTCAAGGACCCGGAGACCGGCGAATTCCTGCGCTTTGTCACCACCCTGCAGGACGGCGACAAGCTCCGGCTGTACCGCGAGAGCGGCCAGCTGAAACTGGAACAGATCATCGACGGCACCGGCTACAACATCATGTCCACGCTGGACGGGAGCAGCACCCTGTGGACCCTGCGCCACGGGACGCAGGCATGGCAGCGCACAGCGGATTCCGGCACGGAATGGCTGTTCCTGACCCTGACCTGCAGCACAGCGTTCTCCACCGTGGTCCTGGAGGTGGGCGGCAATGGCTGAGCGGACAAGTGCCCTGACGGCAGGCGGCCACAAGAGCATCTGCGTCTACGACGGCCAGCTGAACCTGCTGGGCCGGCTGGCAAGCTGGGTGTCGCTGGTCTGGCCGGAGCGGTACAACGTGTACAGCGGGGTGCAGGGTGCGCAGCTGGAACTGCACGCCTCCACCGACCTGCAGGCCCTGTGCCGCCCGGACCGGTACCTCTGGCTCACCGGCTCCGACCGCATCATGCGCATCTGCTCGGCGCAGCTCGACCGCTCCGAACACAAGCTCGTGATCTCGGCCAGGGACGCCGCCTGCATCCTGGACGAGCGCATCAGCACCCAGACCCTGAGCGGCTTTGCGGTGGAAAGCACCCTGCGCAGCCTGGTGTCCGGCGCAGCTGCGTGGCCGGGACTGGAGCTGGGCGTGCTTGCAGATCTTGCCGACACCTACACCGGCGAGGTAAAGCCCGGCAGCCTGCTCAGCATCGCCGAGCAGGTGTGTCAGGAACTGGACATCGGGTTTCGGGTGCGGTTCGACCAGCAGGCCAAGAAGCTGCTGTTTGAGCTGTACCGGCCCAAGCTGGACCCCAACGCCCGGTATGCGCCCCAGTACGGCAACCTGACCGGCCTGACCTACACCGAGAGCATCACCGACTATAAGAACATCGTGACCGTGGCGGGCGCGGACGGCACCGTCACCGTGGGAGCCACCGGCAACACCGGCGCAGCCCGGCGGGAACTGTATCTGGACGCCACCTCTAAAAAGAAGAAGGACGGCCAGAGCCAGGAGGACTATCTGGCCGCGCTGCGGGCGCTGGGTGAGCAGGAACTGGCCAAGCACACCCGCATTGAGAACTTCCGCTTCACGCCCACGGGCAGCGTCACGGTGGGCAAGGTGGTGGCCGCCAGCCTGCCCGGCACCGATATTCAGGCGGCGGCCCGCATTACCAGCGTGACCCTGAGTTCCCAGAAGGGCGAAAACACGGTCACTACCGAGATCGGCACACCCATTCTCAGGAGGAAACCATGAGCATCATCACTTACCCACTGAACGGCGTCACCTACGACGCGGAGGACGTGAGCACCTACCTGTGCACCCGCACCTCCGGCGTCTACGCCAAAGATTCCAACTACGCGGTCAGCGTCACCGGCCCGCGGCAGATCACCGTAGCTCCCGGCCTTGCGTGGATCAACTACGACGACTTCAAGGGCGTCTCGGCCTGCAGCCGGGAGGCGGTCAACCTGACCGTCCCGGACGCCGACAGCACCCTGCCCCGCATCGACCGGGTGGTGCTGCAGTTCGACACCGCGGCAAACCTGACCGCCGTCAAGCTCAAACCCGGCACCCCTGCCGCCGCTCCGGAGCCGCCCGCCATCCTGCAGAACCACAACCAGTACGAGCTGGGCCTGTGCACGGTGAGCGTGCCTGCAGGCTCCTCGGTGGTCACCGCCGCCGACATCACCGACACCCGCGCGGACGAGGACGTGTGCGGCGTCATGCGGGACGGGGTCAAGGGCATCCCCACGGCCCAGCTGCAGGCGCAGGCGCTGGCCATGCTGACCCAGCTGTCCACTGAGCTGCACGCCAAACTCGACGCCCTGGACGCCGCCATCGCGGGCGTGGAGAGCGGGAACTTTTACACCAAGAGCGAGGCGGACAAAAAGTTCGGCACGCCGTACAGCCTACCCGCAGCCACGGTCAGCACGCTGGGCGGCGTGAAGGTGGGCGACTACCTGGACATCGCTGCGGACGGCACCCTCAGCGGCAAGACCCTCAATGATAAGATCGCTGCCGCCGTGGCGGTAAAGTCGGAGCCCCGGCTGGTGTGGAACACTACGGTGACTGCCGCTGCCTCGAACCACAATATGATTCGGTCTTACGACATCCAGATTCCCGATGG